GTACCGCTTGGAGTTGGACTTGCAGTTGCAGTACCCCCAGCACCCCCAGGAAAAAATGTACCAGTCGGAGGAAGACCAGTGCCACCACTTCCACCTGTTGCTGAAGCTAATGCTCCAAAAGATGAAGTTCCTCCTGTTCCTCCAGGACTAGGATTTGCCCCTGATCCCCCTGCTCCTCCCGTACCAACAGTCACTGCATATGGTGTCGAAGCGCTTACAGGGCCTACATAAATAGCGGTTCCACCTCCACCGCCACCTCCACCGCCTTTACCGCCACCACCGCCACCTCCTACAACAGTTACTTTAATTTTAGTAGTTGTTGCAGGTGTTGTGAATGTACCGGGAGACTGAAAAGCTTGCATATTAGAAAAACCGCCAGCAGCTGCTGTAGTCCAACTCACACCTGCACCTGGTCCGCCTGATGTTAAGAATTGACCTGATGTACCTGAAGATACTGTGCCTGGGGCTGTTCTTACATTAAGTTCACCTGCAGTTCCCATTTGGAAACGGATGTCGTTATTTGTGTAGAAGCTTAATGGTAAGTATGTACCAGAGCCGTTAGCACCTGATACGATTTGTGTATCTGTTGAACCATTTGTAGCTACAACTACTTTAGATGCATTTGTAGGGTCAGCCGCGTTAGATACTTGAACAGACGCAGAAGTTGCTGAGCCATTAGGTACAACATAAACACCTGTTGTCGCATTAACTGTACTTGTTTGTAATCTAGTTCTTTGTGACAAGGTTGCCGTATCAAAGTCACCTTGAATTAAATTACTGTTAGAATCTAAAATAATTTGTGCCATTTAAATCTCCTATAGTATTACCCAACGTTGGCCTGTTGGGACTGTTACTGTAACGCCTGAATTAATTGTTAATGGTCCTACACTCATGCCATTATAGTTGGTGTCCAACGTAAAATTAGCAGAAATAAAATTTCTATTTTGGTAGATAGCTCCACCTGCTGAAGCGCCTCCACCTATTGTTCCCCAAGCTGACCCATTATAACCTTCAAATTCACCAGATGAACTATTGTAACGGATCATACCCGCTGCTGGTGTAGGTCTTTCAGCTGTTGTACCGCTAGGTAATGTAATAGACCCTGTACCACTAAATGTTAAATTATTAGGTACACTTGCGGTATTTGCGTTAAGTGTAATTGTATCACTAGATGCATTACCTAGGGTAGTATTACCATTAATTGTTGCATTACCTGTAACTGTTAAATTACCAGAAGTACTTAAATTACCTGAAGCACTTAATGAAGTAAAAGCACCTGTAGATGCACTTGAAGCACCAATGGTAGTACCATTAATAGTACCGCCTGTAATAGTAGCATTTGAGGAAACTAAAGTTCCTGTAAAATAAGTCATAGCATTTACAACGTCTGTACCATTATTGAATACAAACATTGATGTACCCGCAGGTACAGTTGTACCTGATCCTGATGAGTTTTTAACTATGACACCAAATGTTAAACCATTATTAATTAAATATAATTTCTCAATAGCAGGTACAATTAAGTTTTGTACCCCCGTAATGGACCCAATTAAATTAAGTCTTAAATTACGTGCCGTTTGAGAACTATTAGAATTAGTTAGTGTTAAGGTAACGTCTGCACTAGAAAACGATACATCAGCTGTACCCGTAATAGCTTCTTCTAAGGCTGTGCCTAAGTTAGTATTAGTGGTTGTGCCCCATGTACCAGTCTGTTCACCGGTTCCAATAAGTTCTATTTTTAAACTTGAATAGGTACTTGCCATATATTATCTCTTTATGCTGATTGTCCTGATGCCGGTACACTTGTTACATGAATAGCAATATGTCTAATTTCATCCCAATCATGACCACAATCAGAACATTTATTAGCTACGTATTCCATAGCGTCAACCTCCATACCACAGTTTGAGCATTCTAAACTCACTTCGTGTCTTGGAATAATTATACCATTTATTTCTTGTGCTTCTATAATCATGCTGCTATCCTCATCCAATTCGGGTTTTGATAATCGTCAATTGTGACCCAGATTAACACAGTGCTATTGACATATCCTGTTGCAGAAACTCCTGTTACAAACGCTTTAGCTCCCGCTGCTACTGTTGCTGTACCTAGTGCAGTAGTTCCTACTACGCCTGTTACGGTCACTACTGCTTTACCTGTAGTAGTTACTGTTCCTAAAGCGGTTGTGCCTACTACCCCTGTAACGCTTATGTAATTATTTGTTACGGTGCTTATATCGCCTAAGGCGGTAATACCTTCAACACCTGTTACATAAACATTACCTGGTGCTACTACAGTAGCGGTACCTAATTCACTTGTACCTTCTACACCTGTTACACTTACAACTGCTCCTGCAGCCACATTCACAGTACCTAATACTGTTGTACCTACAAGACCTGTTACATTTACATTACCTTTAGCTTCTACTAAAACTGTGCCTACTTCACCTGTAGCAAATAAACCTGTAACGCTTAGGTTTTGATCAGTTATGACATTTACATCACCAACGAATCCAGTGGCTGATACCCCAGATAACGCTATGCTTACAGTCGTTGAACCTAAGTCTGCAAACGGCGCACCAGAAAACGGATACGCTGAAAACATTTACAGCACTACCCACCTAGACCCGCTAGGAACTGTAACTGCTGCACCACTACCTACTGTAATAGGTCCCACGGCAACTGCATTAGAACCCACAGGTATAGAATAATTTGTACTTACTGTAGCACTATTAACAATCATACCATTCGATGCTTCTACGTTAGGCACTGTAAATGTACCTGTTGAAGGAACAAATTTTAGTTTTGTATTTGTTACATAAAGTGTTGCTGTAGATCCAGTCGCTGTTGCAAACGTTGGATATACATCAGTAGCAGTCGAAGTATCATTAGTAATTGTAACACCTGCAGCTTGAGTATTAGCGATAGTAATAGAGCCTGAACCATTAGTTACAGATATTCCAGAACCCGCTGTAATTGTAGCTTTAGTTAAAGTATTACCTGTTGAATTACCGATTAATAATTGACCATCTGTATAAGTAGTTTGACCTGTACCGCCATAAGCTGTACCTATTGTTGTTGCATTCCATGTACCCGCAGTAATAGCACCTGTAGTAACTAAACTTGTAGAACCAGCTAGTGGTGAAGCGCCGATCGAATTATAAGATATAGTTTTAGCTGCAGAACCATTATAAGTAGTTCCTGAAGCATCCCCTGCACCACCATTATTTATAGTTAGGGCAAAAGCAACTGATCCTGCCTGACCTGTAGTATTTTGATTTAGTGTAGGAATATCTGCTGCAACAATAGCACGCCATACACCAACCCCTGAAGTACCATCAGGAGCAGCATAGAAATAATTAGCAGTTTGTGTGCCTGATAACCCAGCAGCTGTACCTGTTGTATTTTGATTTAGTGTAGGAACATCAGCTACTTGAATAGTATCCCATGTAGGTGCAGCAGAATTTACACCATCACCTGTTTGAATTAAATATTTCTTAGTAGTAGTTGTATTACCTGCTAGTAAAGAGGTACTACCAGAACTAGATTGATAAGGTAGAGAACCTAACGCACCGCCTGATAAATTAGTTGCTGTAGTAGCAGTAGTTGCGGAGCCTACAGATAAAGTACTTTGAGCTACCCATGAAGGAGCAGAACCAGTAGATTTTAAAACATAATCACTAGTGCCTGTAATACCTAGAGTAGTAAGTGTAGTAGCGGCACTTGCATAAATAATATCACCAGTTGTGTAAGTAGCTAATCCTGTACCACCATATCCTGCACCTACAGTGCCAGAAGTAATTTGATTACCATTAATAGATATAGAAGTAGGAGTAACAGAGCTTACTTGTCCTGAAGCATTTGTCGTAATAACAGGAACGCTTGAAGCGGAACCATAAGTATTAGCAGTACCTACAGGAGTAATACTAAATGTTGTATTAGTTAATGTTAAGCCTGTACCTGCTGAATAAATTTGAGCAGAGCTAACTTGAACAAACGTAATATTGGTTGTACCAAAATTAATAGTACCTGCTGTATTACAAATATAAGTTTCACCAGCACCAGTATTACCTGATGTGATATAGAATGCATCTCCATTACCTAAAGCATTAGTATCTTTAAGTCCATAAGAGTCAGCATCCGCTGTACGAGTAAGTACCCAGTTAGTGCCTCCAGGATCAGGAGTACCTACAGTAGTTACTTCATAAACACCATTTTCAAATGCATTCGTTTGATTATAAATAAGAATTCGATCGCCAATAGATGCAGTTGGACCATCAGGGGCAAACGCTGCTTTAGTACCATTATTAGTTAGAGTAGCACCAACGCCACTAGCGCCGTTATTATATAGAGCAGTTAGATTACCAGTTGTGCTTGGAACTTCATATTTGACAGGACTATGATAAGTAACACCTGAAGATACAAGAGTATCAACATATTGTTTTGTAGCTGCTTCTAGTGCGCTACCAGGATCTTGTGTAAGAGTAAGAGTTGTTAAGCCACCAATAGTAGATACAGTTTGACCTAATTTAACAGAAGTAGAACCAATAGTCGCTGCATAATTAGATTGACCCGAACTATCTACCCATACGCCTTTTTCTGCTGGGTAAACAATATAGACATCTTTAACACCTGCGGATAGCGTAACAATAGTTCCACCGTTGGAGGACGATAGAATAGTGTCACGACTTAAGGTATTACCTGAAGATGTATATGTACCAATACCTACTTCCCACTCAGCTCCAGTAGAAGATATAGCGTAGTAGCAAGTATTACCATTTCCTATTGTAGAAAATGTTTGATAGCCAGCAGCCGCACCAGTAAGCGTTAACGCCCCTGTACCTGCGGTTGAGGTGGTTTCTTTAACCCTGTCGAGTAGAACAAGAGCCATGATAGACTCCTATTAAGCTATACGAATAATTGCTGATGTACTATTAGCTGCAGGGAACACAATTGTGAAGTCACCAGCAGTTGAAGTTTTATCTCCGCCAAAAGCTAATACAGCAACAGCTTTATCACTTTGTGATGAGTTATAAATTAACGCACCGTTTGCAGTGATAGTAGCAGCTGACCATGTTGAGTCAGCAAAGTCTAACCAAGCTGTAGTAGAAGTAGATGTAGGTGCTTGAGACACAGTAAGTGTATTACCACCTGCTGAATATCCACCTGTACTTGGAACTTCGTTAGAAGTTGTATATGCTGTTGTAGTAGCATCTAAAGTAGCACTAGATGTGTAAAGTGCAATTTTAAATGTATCTGCTGTTGTTGAAGCTCGTACTACGGTTGTGCCAAATGCATGAATACCGTCAAGTATTTCTACTTTGAAGCTCGTGCACATTGCTTGTGAAATAGCCATTATTAATCCTCCAATATTTTTATAAGTTCTGGGTGTCCTGCGTCACGAAGACGGTTTGCTACTGTTGTGCGGTCAGATTGAACTGCTTGTTGCAAAGACTGTACTAAAACGGCATAAATATGCTTTTTAAAAGCTTCAGCTTGGTCTCTAATAGCAGGATGTGAATCTTTACCTACATAAATAATTTTTTCAATTGCTCTTTCGGCAATCTCTTCTGGGGTAAATCCCCTATTTTGCGTAGTATACACCTTAATGTCGCCATCTAAAAGTATACCGTTTGATCTATTTAACATTTATTTTCCTTTATTGTACTGGGTATCTTACTTGACCTGATCTATATGCGTCTTGTCTATCTTTAGCATCACCAAGTTGTTTCAATAAAATCATCGCTTCATCGTAACGTTTTTGATATTGATTAATAATATCTTGCTCACCTTTCATGTAAGTATAAGCTTCTAACAATGAACCATATAGTAAAGCTGGACTAAAGTTAGTTCCTAACCATGATGTACCTGTAGGGTTAGCTACAGCAGTTACAGGAATAGAAAAGCCAGAACCTGTTCCACCAATACTAGATGCTGCTGCAGATATATTATTACCTACTTGATATGATGATCCTGCATTTAATACGGTAACTGAAGTTACTGCGCCACCAGCTACAACAATATTAGCGGTACCACTAGAACCATTACCCCCTGTTAAAGGCACATTTAAGTATGAACCATTTGTATAACCTGATCCACCTACAATACTACCAAAACTATAAAGTCTACCTTGAATAATTGATTCAGGATAATAGAAATAGTGAAGCTCTGTTGAGTAAGATGCATCGGGCGTAGGTCCTAATATAAATGTAGTATTATCAAATACTGCATAGTATTGAGGTTCACCATAAAAGTCACTATCAGTATCAGGAAAAGATTGTCTAATAAAGTTAACGTCTTTATTTAATAAATATAAATATTCATTGTTAGCATTGATTACTGCCAAACTAAATGTAGATAACCAATCAGATGGAATACCTAAATATTTATTACCTGATGTTGTAGTGCCAGTTACATTTTTACGTAAAGCAGGTAGTTGAACAGAGTTATAGATACGACGTTCAGCTTCTTGAATGAATGTATTAATATCATTCGTTGCAAACTGATTCTCGGTATAACTTTCTATTTCACTAACTAACTGCGCGTAGTTCATTATGCCATTGGACCTCTAGCTTTTAAGCCTTTAGTCGCAGCACCTGTGCCACGAATCTTAATACCTTCAGTCTTAACGTCTTCACGACCTGGATTGCTAACGCTAACACGACGTCCACCCATTTTAGGTGTAGTGTCTTTCATACTAATATAGTTTGGATCTTCACTATAGTATATGTCTGCATTAGGCACAATTTGTGGTTGTTTGTATTCTGCCATGATAATTATCCTTTTTTCTGTGCTGCAATTTTAGCTAGGTTACGACCCATCTTTTTCATGTCTGCATTAGATTTGCCGCCTTTTGATCCTGCATGTTTAGGACCTTTTTCAATGCCTACATTAGGACCTGTATCTCCTAAATTTTTACCTTTAGTTTTACCTTGTTTGGTAATACCATCAGCTGCTGATTTGTATGCCATCTTACTTCTCCTTAAGTTGTTGTTACTGTTACTTCACCTAAATACATACTTGGTGCTAGGTCATTAGGTGTTAATCCTGCATCGTCTGCTCTTGCCCCACCTACAGGGTTCCATCCCCATTGAATAACTCGACTACCCATAGTGGGTACTCCTGTTTCAGTAGTTAAAGGACCTGTTACTTCAATAGTTTGTAATCCATTTAAACCAGCTTGGTAATAGCTATTACTATCAGGTCTTGGATTTCTAACTGCTTGCGGATCATTTACAGGATAAAGCCCTAAGCTTAACTGTGGCTGATCTGGTTCCCAACACTCTGGGCATACAAGTATATTAACATTTTTGGTCTTAATAACCAATCGTTTTAACTGTTTTAGCTTATATCTAAAATTGCATCTATCGCACTGGGCAATAGCATTCTTACCGCTTGAATATTTACTAGGCATTATACAAACCTGCCTTTTGTTTTACCCTTTTTTTCAATACCGTGACCACGAACTTTAGGTTTAATCTGTTTTTTAACTTTACCACCTTTTTTGAAAGGGATTTCATATTCTATCCCAATCTCATCAACTCCTTTTTTATCTGCACCTAATCTAGCACGAAGTTCAGATTCATTACCAAATTTTTTTCTATAAGCCGCATCTATTCTATCAATTGCTTTATCTTTAAAATCTTTGCCTTTCGCATAGTATCCTGATGCTCCAATTTCTACATCTGATGAATCATCAATAGGTTGTCTATACGCTAGTCTTCCTCCTACAGAAGTTACTTTATCAGCTCTAGATCCGCCTCCTGAAATATTAAATCTTTTTAATAGCTCTTCTTTTTCTTCTGCTGATACATCTTTTAAATATTCTTCTACACTTTTAGCCATGATAGAACATTTCCCTTGGTACAAACCTCACTGCTGCTTTTTCTCTATCTTCTTCTGCAGCTAATTGAAAGGCTGCTTCATAATCTGCTCTTAGCATAGCAATACGACCAGGATCAACTTCCGGTAGTTTCATAGCTAAATAAGCAGCTAATCCTGCTACCATGCAAGGTATAAATCTAAATGGAATATCTTCTACACTGATACCATTACCTGCATCTTGAATACGTCTTAATCGATAATACACAAACTGATAATAATCACTTTGGTCAGGA